AACGTCACGCCGTACTTCTCAACGATCCGCTGGGATATCTTCCTGTCACTAATTGGTCCTGATACACCAACCATTTCTAGTCCTCTCGTTTTATGGGATGATCCCAGATTTTCTGTGGGCAGTGTGGAGGGATCGACTGATCCCCCCGACACCACATGACCACACTTGAAGCAGTACCCATGCCCGTCATCGTAGACTGCGAGGTTATCACCTGACTTGTCCTCGCCGTTCTCTCTGCATGATGGACACGGAGCCTTGCCAATGAAGGTGGACTCCCCCATCAGAAGTCCTCGTCGTCCGCTCCGACTTGTTCCGCCATCTCAAGAACTTTGATCTTCTTGAAGTACGGAGCAACGCCGTGCTGAGGGTGAGGCTTGCCCGGTTCCCACATCACTCGAACCTTGGAGCCGTACGGAATGTACTTGGAGATTTGATCTCCGTCCGCATCAAGCACCGGGAACCCAGAGAACTTGGTGACGAACTTGCGCTGGGGCTGGTTCTTGTACTCACGGAGTTTGACTCCCTCCTGTGCCAGCTTGGCTGCTTCGTCAGGCTCCAGCGTGAGGACGATGGAATACTTTCCAGTGTCCTGTCCGTTGTAGCGTTCCGTTTCTTCGAGGTTCGAAAAAGCAACTGTTCCTTCTGTAATCATATTCAACACTCCTCTATTGTGTCATACATTGCGTTCATACTACACCTACTATACTACAGGAAAAAATATCCACTGTCAACTACCTTTCTCAATCGAAAACTTTTTAACGTAGAAACCGTTCCATCTCTCGTCTCCCAACTTGGTAATATGGTCCCGATATTCCAATGCCATCTCCTCAGACGTAAAGATTTTCTGAACATTGGAACTGTCGTACCCGTCATATGAAAAGACAATCCATACATTATCCATCGTAGTCACCTCTCATGTACTCCTTCAGTTCCTCGTCGACAGCCTCTACTGCCAACTTGCTCTTCTGACTACGAAAGACCTTCCGCTTGTTGAACTTGTGCATGTCACGAGCGACAGGGTTCTTCTTCTTCGGTGCCTTACGACGACCATCTTTGATAGACATAACCAATCCTTTCTAAATTATGGGACATCCCAGATTTCTTAAGTATCCTAAGGAGAATAACATTAATGATTAATAATCTATCTCCTTAGGATACCTTAGTATCTTACACGTCTTCCTCCTCATTGTCAAGCACTGAGTTTACATCCAGAATGAAATCGAATTCATCCGTGTTTTCATAGATGGCACCGATGCACTTGTTGCAGGTGTCCATGTGATTACCTTGGGAATCCTTTCTAAGTAATTCTGAATTATTTAGTTTAACATCACATATTTTACATCGCATTTACTTGCTCCATTACTTTATCCTTCATTTGTGCGGCCATGCCGATGGTATACCAGATTGGTTCTCGTGTAAACTGCCACCGGGCCATGTAAGATTTCTCGTTGATGTAGTAGTTACGGTACGCCATGACGGTATTCTCAGGCACCTTGCAGTAGTCATCCATGCACTGGGGTGGGTCAGTGAAGGGACCGTTGCGTAATTCATATGGACAGTTGCCCAAGTCCCTCACCATACCGATCCTCTCGGTCTTGTGAACCTTTCCGTATCTCTTCGTATACTCCTTGCATAAACTATTGAGAAGGTTCCACAACCATATGTAATTGCTACGGTTTTCCCTAGCCCACACCGCACTTGGGTGGTTCTTGTGCGTTGCCTTGTAGCACTCAATGCTAGGCTCCCCGTCGATCTCATGGTGCGCCGTGCTGAGTAGCTGGGCAGTCTCCAGTATCATCTTGACCACGTGCTTGTCACAATGCATCTCGGCGCAGCGTTCCGGGTTCTCGTGTAGGTAGAATATATTCATACGTCTATAACCTCCATCTTAGCTTGTACAACAATGACACCGCCCTGCGTCAGGAACTCCAGACCGTCCGTACTTCTATAGTCTTCTGAGTATATAACACGGATGATCCCAGATTGCAAGATTAACTTGGCACATTCCATGCAGGGCGCATGTGTACATATCAACGTGGCACCTTCTCCACTCTCGGTACACCTAGCAAGCTTGGCTATCGCATTGGACTCCGCGTGTAGAACCTGAGGCTTCGTCACTAGTCTCGGATTATCGCCAACACTTGTGCTGTATATCTCAGACTCGCAATTGTTGTCCCACCCTGAGGGTGTACCATTGTATCCGATGGATATAATCCTTTCGTCCTTCACAATGATACACCCTACCTTCAATCTCCGGGCAGTGCTGCACTGAGCGAATGCGTAGGCGGTTTCCATGTATGCAACTAAATGTTTCTCTCTCATAAGAACACCTCAATAATTATCACGGTTACCAGTATAATCAGAAACACTGACAAGTCGTCGTTGATTGTTTTCATGATCTTTTTAAACATTACCCCAATCCTTTCTATCGTTTTCTTCACGCCACCCTTGCAAATACTCTGCAATCTGGTCCTTAGTCATCATCTCACGCGGTACTTTGTACCCCTTGCCGGTTCCATTAGGCCACCAGTGTGGTTCATAGTTGCGATTGTAGAACCTATCCGCTGAACCCCTATCGTATGGGCTACCATGTGCGTGTTGCCTTGCTATCTTTTCTCCTGCTTTCCGTAGTTTCGAAATGATTTCCTGAGTTTCGTGGTTCATCTCATACCTCCGTAATTTTCTTAGGTCTTGAAGAATACATATTCTTTACTTCACCGTCAACCCAACGATCTCCTGATAAATCGGACGCCATCTGTTCAGCTTTGTCATGAAGGAAACACATATCTGTTTGGTCTTCCATTTCTCGTTCAGTTTTTATCGTAACTGAAACCGCCTGCTTCACGATTCTGAACACAGTCACTTCGTATTGACAAGTCATTCGTCATTCTCCTCTTGAAACAATCCATCCCAATAGTTGACAAGATACCCCCTTGTTCCTATCATTGCAACAAAAACTTTTTTGCCCGGTGCATATTCCTCTTCTGTCTTGTACATTCCAGTGTCCCCCTTGGGCGGGATAGTGTACCCCGCCTTTCGAAGTGCCTTGATTGTTTCCTGTGTCTGTTCTTTAGTCCACACTCTAACAGTCATTTGTTCATCTCCAGCCATTCTGATTCAGTTCTACGAGCAGCTTCTCTGTAGGTTTCAAGGTCGTCTTTATCCCACCCATCCAGCCACAGATACTCCAGCCACATATCAAAGATATTCTCTTTCAGCATTTCGTTTTCATGGTTACTCATTCTTCAATCTCCTAATTTTCTGGGACATCCCATGTTTCACAGATACTTTCTATCATAGACTGGTCCAGTTGTCTACAGTGATTTTCACCACCGTATAGCTTCAGATATTTGTTGATATGCTTAGACGTGGTGCGGCTGAAGTATTCCGTTGTTCTGAATGGTCCCTTGCAATCCCAGCCAGCAACCGGAGTTTCATAGCTGAATAATATCGAGACATTGGCCTTGGTGTTCTGAAGTTCAGTCATGTTCGATCCGAGTTGTTTTATTGACATATTCATTGTTCAGTTTCCTTTCATGTTTTCTGGGACATCCCAGATTTTACACCATGTCTTCCGTCATCCATGCAGCGAACGCTATCATACTCAGAACGCTACCCGCCGTCAAGCCTAGCTGCGGTATCAGTCCGAAGTGTTCTGGACCAATCACCATCAGGGATATCAGGCCGCATGTCACGGCTACGAATGCGGATATGATACCAACGATCTTCACAAGTTTAGTCATAGTTCAATTTCCTTTCACAACGTCTTGAATAAATGGATTTAGTCGTAATCCATTCAGGGTTTCGACCATTAGAATTCTACCTGTCTGGCCTATCACGGTTCCGTGTACTTCATCACCGAACTGGGCGGATAGCTCTCGCATTTCCCAGTCTTCGGATTTTGATACCATCACTGTTACTTTATCACCTATTGAGAACATCGTTCAATTTCCTTTCATGTTGACAAATGGACTCTATAGAACCCCCCGACGTGTGTCAAGGGGCTCCGTAGAGGTCACTTGCTCGCGAAGGCTTTGTCGCCTAGGGCGTCAAGCAATTCTTGACCCGTCAGTTCTTCTGGCTTTCCTCCAAGAAGCCATACGTCGAGGTCTTCTGCTACCCTGAGTAGCTGTGCTGTGGTAGCCTCGGGAATGTTCCGCATGATCGCCGACATGATGTCATTGATGGTGATTGTCGGCAATTCCTCGGTAGCTTCCTTGGTAGCTTCCTCGGTAGCTTCCTCGGTAGCTTCCCCGGTATCCTCGGTAGCTTCCTGAGAAGCCTTTTCCTCGGCCTTCTGAGCCTTCTGGATAGCCTTCCGCATGGCATCGATCTTACGCCATCCGTTCGTTTCCCCTTCAGCCACTACCTCGTCGAAGTTCTCCGACACGAACTTGATATCTCGGACGTGGTTCGAACGGTCCGCCTGAGATAGACCGACGAACATATCCTGAAGTGTCTGCGATGCATCGATCATCTTGACAGTCAGGGATTTCGTAGGCCATGCGCCGTTGGTTTCTTTCCAGATGATGTTCGCCGCGAACGGATGAACCTCTAGAACCAGCTTTCGGGCTACCTTCGCATCGGTCTTGACTGCCTTGACCAGTTCTTTGTTGATGGCCTCAGCGGTCACTTCCACAGTTTCGATCTTCGACATTTTCTTAACCTTTCTGTTTCCTGTTTCTTTCATACTACGGATTTTAGTTGTCATCGTTTCGTTTCCTTTCTGTGTGGTGGTTTCTTCATGAATAGTAATATCAGAACATCCATGTTCGTACAATACGTTTCTGAGGGCTTCCTCAGGTGTCTCCCGGTTCTTGGAACAACCGAGAACGGGATGTGAGATACTCCAGCCCTTGTCCAGTTCATCATATGAGGCGGTGAATTCCTCTTCCACGAAAGTGTACTTTTCCCAGACGTGGGACGTTGAAGCCTTGAGTGTCTTGGTCTTTCTCATCGTTTCGTTTCCTTTTCCTCTTTCTGTTTTTTCTCGCGGGCTATTTCACCCCATCGGCGAACTAGTGCCTTCCCGTTTTCCGTGGTGCGACGGATGTATTCTTCGCGGGTCAGTTTCTCAGCGTGTTTCATTGTTTCGTTTCCTTTGTTGTGTTGCGGTGAGGCAGTACATAAGTACGCCTCGTGATCCTGTCAACACTCCCGGAATAAAAAAATTGTGGGACATCCCATTTTTTTCTGAATATCCCCCAAAGTGTGACAAATATGCAACAGTTTCCTATGTATATTATAAGTTGTCTGGTTCTGAGGTGGTTCTGAGGTGGTCCTGAGGGTTTCTTGGGACATCCCATATATCCATACTCAGGCACTCTTTCTTCTCACGTTTTCTCTGGTAGTCCTGAGGCATCCTGAGGTGGAGCCGTGGTTCTCAGGAAGTTCATGGGGGTTCTGTGGCAGACTAAGGTAGGCCGGGGGGGACCCAGTGGACGCCGCCAGTCTGTATGTACCCTCATGACCACATGGGAAGCAATTTGGAGGTCCATGAATTAGATAATTAACTTAACTAAAGTACAACTTAGGGGTTGACTTTTGGGGTGAGGCGGGTTATTCCTAAGAAATCCTAAGGAACCCTATTGACAAAAGAAGCTAAATATGTTATAATATAGTTATATTAGGTTGTTCATTAAGTATGTTATTAAAATCAATAACTAAGTTAATTCTTAAGATACTTAAGCTAGTCAAACCGTTAGGTTTGGGGTTTGTCTCATAAAGGAGAGCGATATGAGCTACGGTTACAAAAAGCCCGCCAAGAAAAAGAAGAAAAAAGCTAAGAAAAAGAAATGATAAACTACCGAGGCGAAAAGTTTTCTGGATATAATAAACCGAAAAGGACTCCCGGCAAGTCAAAGAAGTTTGCAGTTCTGGCAAAGCAGGGGGATAAAGTTAGGTTAGTTAGATTCGGTGATCCTAACATGAGTATCAAAAAGGATCAACCTAAGCGCCGCAAAAGCTTCCGTGCGAGGCACAAGTGTGATACATCTCCACCCAGTAAACTAACTGCACGATATTGGAGTTGTAAGAAATGGTAACTGTCTTCCTACGTAGTAGGGCAAAGTCAGGAGTGATAAATGTCAGACGATACACCAGTAAAGAAGAGACGAGGTAATCCAAACTTTTACAAGGGTATGAAGGCCCTCAATCCCGAAGGAAGACCCAAAGGTTCTCTAAACAAATACACAAAGCTCTCAAGAGAACTTATGTCCACCAAAGGACCGGAGATTGTAAACAAGGTAATTGAAATGGCATTGGAAGGCGACAGGCATTGTCTGAAGATGTGTATGGACAGAATTATCCCTACCTCAAAAGCAGTAGAAATTACACACGAACATCAGGACTTGGGTGTTAATATTATAATCGAAGGTGTAAAAGCTGTAGAAGCAAAGGAAGCAAAAGAGCAGGAAGTATTTGAAGCAGAGTTTGAAGAACTAAAAGATGCCTGATCTAAAGGTTACTCTTCACAATGCTCAAATGAAAATCTTCAAGTCTGACAAACGATTTAAAGTAGCAAGTTGTGGCAGGAGATTTGGTAAAAGTTATTTAGCTGCATGGGTGCTGATTATTAAAGCACTCCAAAGTGAGGATAAGGATGTCTTCTATGTAGCCCCCACATTTCAACAGGCTAAAGATATTCTCTGGTCAATCCTCAAGGACGTAGGCCAGAATGTAATCAAAAGCACACACGAGAACACTGCTACAATTACACTGGTCAATGACCGTAAGATTTATTTAAAGGGATCAGACAGACCAGATACACTACGAGGCGTAGGTCTAGCATATGTTGTAATGGACGAATATGCTTCAATGAAACCAGAAGTGTGGGAAATGATCCTCAGGCCCACACTGGCAGACGTTAAAGGTGGTGCGTTGTTTATAGGCACACCCGCAGGTAAGAACCACTTTCACAAGCTGTGGCTAGAAGCACAACTACCAGAAAACGAAAAAGATTGGGAGTCCTTTCAGTTTGTTTCAACAGATAATCCTTTTCTGGACCCCGATGAAATCGAAGCCGCCAAGAAATCAATGTCTACTCAGGCATTTCGTCAAGAATTTGAAGCTACCTTTGAAAGTTTTTCAGGTGGCGTATTTAAAGAAGAATGGATTAAATATGAAGATGATGAAGAGTTTGATGAAGATACGGCCTCTAAAACGGGTTCGTATGTGGTTTCGGTCGATCCGGCGGGTTTTGAAAAAAGCGATAAGTCCCGAGGATTAAAGTCTTCCAAACTAGACGAAACAGCTATATCAGTAGTTAAAGTAGTTGGTGACGAGTGGTTAGTTAAGGACATACACCACGGTCGTTGGAACATCAAAGAGACAGCAGAAAAAATTATTACAATAGCTGAAGATGTAAATGCAACGACAGTAGGAATTGAAGCAGGTGCGCTTAAGAATGCCATCATGCCCTACATCGAAGATGAAATGAGAACAAGAGGTTCTTGGATTAATCTTACAGATGTTACTCATGGAGGCAAAAGAAAGCAAGACAGAATAGTTTGGTCTTTGCAGGGTAGGTTTGAACACGGCAAGATTAAGTTTAGAAAGGCAGAGTGGAACCACCACTTTATAAGTCAGATGCTAGACTTTCCAAGTCCACTTTCTCACGATGACTTGTTAGACTCTTTAGCATATATAGACCAAGTTTCGGTAGCAGACTTTGCACAGCAGATAGAAGTACACGAGTGGGAACCCTTGGATACTGTATCAGGATATTAATTTATGGATGAACTATCATATAAAGACCCTAAAGCATCTCTAGTTTCGTGGGTTATAAGTAAGGTGGAAGAATGGGAAAACCATCGTAACACCAACTACATGGAAAACTGGGATGAGTACTATCGCATCTGGCGTGGTATTTGGTCTTATGACGATAAAACCCGTGAGTCCGAAAACTCCAAGTTGATTTCTCCTGCCACACAACAGGCTATTGAATCGACTGTAGCGGAACTAGAAGAAGCTATCTTCGGTCAGGATATGTGGTTTGATCTGCGTGATGATGTTCTTGACCAAAACTCCATTGATGCTACGGTAGTTAAGGTTCTTTTGCAGGAAGACCTGAACAGGTGTAAAGTAAAAGATGCAGTAGTTGAGTGTCTTTTGAATGCTGCTATCTACGGTACAGGTATTGCTAAGATTAATGTTATAGATGAAATAGATCGTGTACCAGTAGAAACTGCTATTCCCAACACGCTTACTACAGATGTTAGTATTCAGGAAAATGTAATTACTTCTGTAAAGGTTGACTCCCTTACACCAAAAGAATTTGTTATTGATCCCTGTGTAACTTCTATTGACGAAGCTCTTGGTGTTGCACAGGTCGTCGCTAAGCCTAAGTATGAAATCATTGAAGGAATGAAAGAAGGGGTTTACGAAGATAAACCTCTGGGAAGTTATGACCATATTGACTTTGGTTATGACGAAGAGTCGGACGGTGATTACTCCGATATGGATAAGGTTAAGATCGTAGAATACTGGGGACGGGTTCCCAAGAAGTATCTTAACAACAAAACTGAAGGATTGTTGGAAGAGTTTGATTACGAAGATGACGAGCTTGTGGAAGCCGTTGTTGTTATTGCAAATGATTCGGTAGTTCTTAAGGCGGCTGAAAATCCATATTTGATGAAAGATCGTCCGTTTGTGTCTTTTCAACTAGATCGGGTTCCCAATAAGTTCTGGGGACGAGGCGTGGCAGAGAAAGGTTACAATCCTCAGAAGGCTCTGGATGCAGAACTGAGAGCAAGGATTGACGCTCTGGCCCTTACAACGCACCCCATGATGGGTGTGGATGCTACTCGTCTCCCAAGGGGAGTCAAGTTCGAGGTCAAAGCCGGTAAGACAGTCCTTACAAACGGTGATCCTCGGTCAGCCTTGTTCCCCTTAAACTTTGGAAATGTAGCAAACACTACATTTACTGAGAGTGCTGAACTAGAGCGTATGGTTCAGATGGGTACTGGAGCAATGGACGGAGCTAACAGCAACTTTGCTAACCCCCGTAACTCTACTGCTTCTGGTATGTCTATGCTACAAGCAGCATCCATCAAACGTCAGAAGCGTACTATTATGAACTTTCAGGAAAACTTCCTGATACCTTTGATTCATAAGTCTGCCCTACGCTACATTCAGTTTGCACCGGATCGGTATCCGGCAGGGGACTACAAATTTAAAGCATACTCAAGTATGGGTATTATGGCTAAAGAGTTGGAGATGATGCAGCTTATTCAGCTTATGTCTATGACTCAGCCGGGAACCCCTCCCCATGCTATGCTTCTTATGTCCATTTTTGACAACAGTTCTGTACCAAATAGGGACGCAATGAAACAGGCTATTGCTCAGACAATGCAGCCTGATCCAGCAGCCGCACAGGTACAGCAAATTGCACAGCAACTTGAGCTTATGAAGTTGCAGATGGAAATTGAAGAGATGAAAGCCAGTGCAATGAAAGATACTGCACATGCCGTCAAGCTACAGTCCGAATCTCAGACTAAAATACCTGAGATTGACATGGCTAAAGTTCAGATGGAACTGGCAGAAAAGCTGGCACGTATTGAAAAACTTAAAGTAGATACTGAAAACGTAAGGTCTGAAACAATGCGTAATGGTCCTGAAGTTCAGCATCTACAGTCAGAAACTATTCTTAATCTTGCAAAAGCTCAGAACCAGTGACTGACAAAGAAATTCTTGAGGGACGTTTAGATTTATTTACCAATGACGCTTGGGTTTCCTTTACTAAGGAACTCGAAGAAATGGCAAAATCGTTGGAAAATATACAAAACATACCTGACGAGAAGACCCTGTTCTTACGAAGGGGTCAGGTGGATATGCTAAATATGATAATTAATTTAGAGGAAACCACCAAACTAGCGTTGGATCAATTAGAGTTAGATATCTAATCCCAGCATTTTTTTAACTCCATAATCTTTATAGACGGAGGATTGGTAATATGGATAGCATTGTTGTAGAAGAAAAAGTCGAGACGCCTGAGGAAGCAGAACAGTATGCGAACATCGAAGAGGCTCCCGAAGTGGAACAACCTCAGGAAGAGCAAGAGGTGGAACTACCTGAAAAGTTTAAGGGTAAGTCGATGGAGGACATCATATCTTCATATGAAAACCTTGAAAAAGAACTTGGACGGAAGGGTCAAGAACTAGGCGAACTCAGGAAACTAACAGACGGTATTCTTCAACAGCAGATTACCACACAAGAAAGCGGAACAGAAGAGCTTGAAGAGGAAGTTGATTTCTTCGATAACCCTGAACAAGCGGTCAGTAAAGTTATTGAAAACCATCCTAAGTTCCGTGAGTTTGAACAGCAGCGTCAAGTACAACAGATTGAGACGACTACTGCCAAACTTAAAGAAGCTCATCCTGATTTTATGGATATCGTTGCTGATTCCAAGTTTCAGGAGTGGGTTCAGGATAGCCCCGTAAGGCAGCAACTGTTTGTTTCGGCACACAATTACAATTTACCAGCCGCTATGGAACTGATGAATAATTGGAAAGAGCGATCACTGATAAATAACACAAGTGAAGTCGAAGCAGAAAAAGCAGCCAGCCGCGAACAAGCTATGAAGGCAGGAAAAGGTGTTTCCCGTTCTTCTTCTGAGTCTACAGCCGGTAAAAAAATCTACCGTAGAGCTGATCTTATCAGACTTAAAACTACTGACCCTGCTCGTTATGAGTCACTACAGGATGAAATCCTAGCTGCTTATGCAGAGGGTCGCGTTAAGTAACCCTTATAAAGAAAGGAATTAAATTATGGCTTTGGGTACTGGACATCAAACTACCACGACGGGTGCAACTTTTATCCCCGAACTGTGGTCCGACGAAGTTATTGCCGGTTATAAGGCAAATCTCGTCCTCGGTAACCTCGTTACCAAAATCAACCACGCCGGTAAAAAAGGCGACACGATCCACATTCCGGCTCCGGTTCGTGGCTCTGCTAACGCTAAAGCTGCAAACACTCAGGTTACGCTTCAGGGCGACACCCACAGTGAAGTGCAGGTTAGCATCAACAAGCACTATGAATATTCCGTCCTGATCGAAGACATCACGGAAGTTCAGGCGCTTCAGTCGCTTCGCCGGTTCTACACCGATGACGCTGGCTATGCTCTTGCTACGCAGGTTGACACGGACCTGTTTACGCTTGCTGAAGGCTTTCAGGGCGGAACGGTAGGCGGCACGGGTGCGGCTCTTTATGAAAAGGCTGTTATCGGTGGTGACGGAACGACCCTGTACACGGGTAACTCCTCGAACGCTTCTGACCTGACGGATGCTGGTATTCGTGCCATGATCCTCAAGTTGGACAACGCTGACGTTCCTTCGGATAACCGTTGCATGGTTATTCCTCCGATTGCTGCTAACGACATGCTCGGCATCAACCGTTTCACTGAACAGCAGTTCATTGGTAACGGTGACGCCATCAAGACCGGCAAGATCGGTAGCATCTACGGCATGGACGTTTACGTTTCGTCCAACTGCCCGTCCATCAACTCCGATGCCCAGCGCGTTGGTGTCATGATGCACAAAGATGCTCTGTGCCTTGCTGAGCAGATGGGTGTTCGTTCGCAGACCCAGTACAAACAGGAATACCTCGGTGACCTGTTTACGGCTGACACGTTGTACGGTGTTGCGGAACTCCGCGACAACGCTGGTGTTGCCTTCGTTGTACCTGCTACCTAAGTAGGTCTAGGGAGTCTCCGGTCTAATGGCTGGGGACTCCCACCCTTATACAGGATAAGCTAATATGATTACTCTTGAAGCAGCCTTATCGGATACCAGTTACAATCTAGAACTGGAAAAGATTAAAAACAAGATAGCACAGCTATATAAAGAACTGCTTACCAAGACTTTTAAACAAGCTAATCCTGCCGCAAGTATAGAAGAGTTGTATAGTTTTTTAGAAGAAAACGAATTGGAATTCAAAGATACTGAAGAGTTTGAAGACGAAGCGGCAGATATTGAAAACATTCTATCATTGCTTTCAGACAAAGAAGATTTAGACCCTATCAAAGAAAAATCTTTTGAAACTCCTTCGGTAGCCTCCGGTAAAACACCGGGAAACAAATCAAATGAAAAAGGTGAAGTTCCAAACACCGTAGCATTAAAAGATTACAAAGGAGGATTGTTTACTCCTCCAGATACAAAAGT